GAGCAGCGGCATGGTCGGCGAACCAGAAGCACAAACAGAATTACCTTTGGAGAATAAAATGAAGATTACAAAATCACAACTACAACAAGTTATTAAGGAAGCCATCCAAGAAGAGATGAGTTCATTTGATATGGCTGAGGACGTCATAGAATTATTAGGCTCCAAGTATAATATCATGGAAGAAGATGTCCCAACAATGCTAATGGCGATGGCACAAAGTTTACAAGATAAGTAAAATGAAAATCACCAAATCCGAACTACA